TCGTCCGGTGACAGGTGGGGCCAATGCACGCCACGCCGCCTGAGTTCCGCCGCTGCCTGAGTCGAATCCGTAATACCGCCTCCTATGAGTCACCGTAATTTTTTTCTATACAGGCTCCGCGACGGCGCGCGCGCCGAAATTCGAAAGCGCACGCCAGCGATAGCTAGCCGCAAACCGGCACCGCGACCCGCAATACGACCCAACAGCCCAATCACCGCCCGCAAGCAGCTTCACGTCTCCGTATGTACCCTGACGGTATAGTGACCCCTTCGCGCCCGGTAGGTCGTACCATGCCCACGCAGGATCTACCGTCGGATCTGTGAGTCCATCTATCCGGAAGCTCTGGTCAGCTAACCACTGGTACACGACCCCGCAACAGTCGATACATCCGCAGTTGGAGATCATGCTCCGGCCCGCAGTGTCGAGATGGTGGCCGGTCGTGCCGGGGTCGGCTGACCCGGTGATATTGGTTTCTTCGTTCGATCCAGCTGCGAATAGTTGGAACTCTCGATCTGTCGGCAGCCTGCATCCGACAGCGCCGAGATCGTCCACGAAATCCATCCAGTCGCGAGTATCGGATATCGTGCCGCCGTTCACGCTGGCGGTGTTGACGCCCGTGCCCGATACCAGGTATATCCCGACCCAGATGTTAGCCTCCTCGCACCAAATCATTCCCTCCGGGGCGGCGATGCCCCTTGGCCGGTGCATCAGATCCCAGATCGATCCGCTCCGGTTGTCGCCGCAGTGGATGTCTCCGATCGCGTGATTCTTGAACGGGTGGCCCACTGGCAGATTCACCATCGTCGCCGGGGTGCAGTGGAACCCCCCGATCTTTCGGGCGGTCGCGGCCGCATAACCGCTAGGAGTCGTAGAGTTGGCTGAAATCTTGATCGTAGGTGCCCGGCCGGTCGCTGGAACGCACGAGTACAGATAGAAATTTTTGCCGGCTCGGTTCGCCGGCGTCCTGTAATCGGTCCCGACGACGGTATCCCAGGTCGCTTCCAGCGCCAGATCTAGCTCGATCTGGTCGTCGAGGATGTACCCTTTCCCGCCGATGTTGACCTCAATCCCGTCAGCGGGCGACACTAGAACGTCCCGGTCGCCTGATTTCATCGACCACTTGTCGTCGATCCGCCGGACGTAGTGACTGTAGAGATACGTCCAGGCCGGATCGGCTCCGGCCCCACCATCGGTGAGCACGTATCCGGCCGTATCTGGCTCGATGAGCACCCAGCCGCCGGCGCCACGACACAACAGCCCTCCCCGAGTCGATCCTATCAGAGCATCCAGGATCTCCGATATGGATTCGTACCCCGGATTAGCCCCGGCCCCCCCCGAGACGAGCGGATAATGGGCGGTGCCCGGCGCCAGGAGGGCGTATTTTGTGGCTGCGTCGACATATGGCAACGACCCCTGGGTCGCCGATCCAGCCGCCACACAATGCCAAGCGGCCCCGTCGTCGTAGTACAGGAGGCTCTCGTCGATCGACCAGAAGTACCGGCCTTCGATGCCAGCAGCAGGACGGCTGGCGATATCGTCCTGGAGGTACAGCGCCGACCCGTCGTCCATAGCGTCGATGTTGGCGTCATCGTTCACGATCCGATCCGCGAGGGTCGTCGATGCCGTATTTTTTGTTAGGCCGATCCGAGGAGTAGCCACGACTCAATCCCCCATTTTCCGGAGATCTACGATAGTCCTGATCCGATCGAGCTCATAATGGAGGAGCCGGAGCTTATGTGCCTCGTCATTCGATCGGATTGCAGCCGCCTCCGCCTCCGCCCGAGCGGCCTGAGTCCTCTCCCTAACGATCGCCGGAATCTTGGCCGGCGGAGCCCCATACTCCTGAGCCTTCGCGGCCTCGATCATCTCCATCTCCGCCAACCTCCGCCGGGCAGCCTCGGCCTCTCTGCCGGCCGCATACGCCAAATCGGCCTGGAGCTTCGCGGCCCCAAACGCATCGTTGATCGTTTCCTCGTCCGTAGTTATCACTCCTTCATGATATATTTTAGCGCATAGAATGGCGGTCGGTTCTCCTGTGCGGTCCCAGTGAAGGTGCTCCCGGCGTGGCCGTGCCCCTGGCCCCCGCCAGCATACCCGGAATTGAAGAGGGCATTGCTATTCGGGGCGCTCTGCGGGTCGTTATCGGACATATAGCCCTGCTGGTTATTATATTTGTCGGACCACCCGTGGCTGTGCACTGGCAGCTCCGCCGTCGTGATCGCATGTGCGGCAATCGTGAGGGTGGCCTTGGGGACGACCGACGCCGATCCGCCAGTCCCTCCGACAGCATACGTATCTCCGGCCCCAACGACGAATCTATCCTCCAGGTTTGGGGTCCCGTTGGAACCGTCACAATCGTACCATCCCGACGGGGTCTCCTCACCGTCATACATGACGATCAGTCCCGAGGGCGCTCCGATACCGGCGAAATAAGCCGCCTCGTGTCCCCCCAGGGTATCGGCATCGCATCCGGACCCGCTCCCATCGTTGCCGGCATGCCAGAACCCGGAGTTCATTTCGGTTTCGGAATAATAATAATCATCGTGGTCGTGATGATCGACATCGTAGGCGGCCTCGTCGTATTGCGTTTCCAGATGATTGAGGAGGCTGGACGTGATCTCGGTATCCGCGGCCCACGTGGTTTTGATGTAGACCATTTAGATCACCTTTTTTATGTAATACAGCGCATAATATGGGGGCCTGTTGTCTATGCCCTCGGAAGTGATCGTTATGGTGCTCCCGGCGTGGCCGTGGGGATCATCGCCCCCGGTGTAATCGGTATACTCAGAATCGTATGATGTGGTCGAAGTGGGATCCCTGTCAGCGTTGGTGTAGTTTCCCGCCACCGATCCGTATCCGGCTCGATCGTAATAGGCGTGTCGATGTGACGGGATCTCGTCTAGGGTCAGGGCGTGCGTGGCTATGTCCACGCTGCCGGCCCCAGGCGTCACGCTGGCAACTCCTCCAGTGGTCCCAATGGAATACGTATTCCCAGCTCCGGCGACAAACATGTCCCGGAGATCCGGCGTCCCTGACCCTCCGTTGCAGATCGCCCACCCGGTCGGTATATCCCCGTCGGTCCCCGACCACGCCATGATCACGCCCGTAGGGAGGGCGGTACCGATCAGATCCGTAGCATGTTGCCCGTCCACCGTGTCGGCGTCCAGGCCCGCCGGGAGGGTATCGCCTTCGTCCAAATGAAAAAACTTCGCGTCAGCCTCGGCTGTCGTGAAGTACAGATCGTCGTGAGCGTGAGCGTCTAGGTAATTTTTCGCCTCCTCGTATTGTTCGTCGGCATGGCGGAGGTTTCGGGCAGATATCAGCGTCTCGCCGCTCCAGACATAGGGTACGTAGCTCATGATTCCAGCTCCCTCATGATCGCCCACAGCGCGTAATACGGAGGCATATTATTATACTCGTCGAATAGTATTGTGGACCCACTGTGACCGTGGGCGGTCCCGCTACCTACGGTCTCGGTCGATGTGCTCCGGGCGGTGAACGAATTATAGCGAGGCCCATGAAAATCAGCGCCGATCGAATCGTCCCAGAATCGATTCAGTGAACCCGTGTTATAATAATCGGTAATGTCATGCCGGTGTGACGGCATCTCGTCGACGGTGATCGCATGCGCCGCCACGGCGATAGTGCCGGCCGGCGTCCTGGTGGCGTACCCACCCATATCGCCCCGATTGTAGGCTCCGCCTGCCCCAACGATCATCCGGTTTCGGAGGTCCGGAGTCGATGAAAACCCGTTGCATGCGACCCACCCAGCCGGGATAGACTCGTATGATCCGGACCAGTACCCGATCGCACCACGAGGCACCGTGGCCGAGAGGATGGCCTCGGCCGAAAAACCGTCCACCGTGTCGGCGTCCAGGCCGGATCCCGCCCCGTCGTTCCCAGAATTGAAGAAACGGGCATCGGCCGCGGCCTTGGTGTAATAGCGGTCGTCATGGTCGTGGGCGTTGAAATCGGTCGTGAACTCGTCATACTGAGATTCCATCTGGTTCATGAGCGTGTGTGTGATCGCGATTTCTTCAGTCCACCCCACCGGAACGTATGCCATCAGGACCACCCCTTCGTGGCGATCTCGCGGATCTGCCAGGCTTCGAGCCCTGTCTTGAGCCTATAGTACGCCTGCTTGTCCAGCTCGATACCCGTACCAGAACCACTTGTAGCGGCCACCCCGCCCCACCAACCGATATACTCGATCAGCTCGCCGGCTGCCTCGGATGCATTGATCATCGTCACCGTCACGATCTCATCTGTTCCGGCCTCGTACCCCTCAATGGTGGTCACGGCCTTGCGAAAGACCTCGCCCCCGGCGTCGTAGAGGACGCAATATTTCACGCGGTCGCTTTCATCGAAGCTCGGATAGATCGATCCGTCCGGAACGTGGCCCGCATCTGGATATATATCGTTGAAGAGTTGCGGATCATCCAGTAGCGTCCATGTCTTCGCGAAGTTCAGCATCCGTATCAATAGCTGCGATCCGGACGCCGATTTCTTGATTTCACCGAGCTTCGATGACATCAGCTTCGCAAAAAACTTTTGCCACGAATCGCCAACCGGGCCGCTTACGGCCTCGATCTCGTACCAGATATGGCCCCGCTCTTCGGAAGTGTCCACCTCCTGGATCAGCATCTCCTCGGCAGCGAAGCCGTGCTCGGGTAGGGTCACCTCGATCAGTTGGCCGGCCTCCAGGCCCGCCTTCATCGTGCGGAACGTTACCGCGGCCCCGTCAACAGCGAACTTCTCGAGCTTCGCGGCCGCCACATCCTCAGCCTGGGAGTGATTCTGAATCTCGGGCATCACGGCGACCGATTCAACGTAGCCGGTGGTGAGCTCTTTTCCCTGACGGTCGTTGATCGCCGTCGAATCTTCGGAAACAGCGATCACATCATAGAGGCCGACGTAGACGACTTCGAGTATGTCCATATCCGTCAGCTTCTCCCCGGCGGCGTCCTGATTCACCGTGATCTGTTGTTCGGCGTAATACCAGTCGGCCCCGGTATCTCCGCGGAGCCCGACGTCTTTGGCTACGTCGTTCACCTTGATGCTGGTTATCGATTTGATCGGATAGGCAAGGGAGAAGGTGGTCTGCTGACCGTCGCCGGTGAAGTATTCGGTCTGGGGGGACGTCTCGGCTTGACCGCCGATCACGTACTGGCGGTTGCGGTACTCATCGGAGGCCCGATCTACTTGCACCGAGCCGTCCAGTATGTCGGCGTCGGTGGGATTCCAGGGGGCGACGATGCTCCCCCGAGCCATGAAGTGGAGAGCCTTGTACCGATCGATCCACCACGTGAAGCCTGCCTGTTCCGCCAATTCGTCCATAGCTTCAGCCGCCGGAATGTAAGCGAATATCGTCTCGGTGATCGTCGGGCCGGTCTCGATCGTCCCGGCGACTATGCCCTCCGCGGCGAGGTACTCGTCGATCAGGTCGTCCACGATGGCCCCTGCAGTCTTGTCCTCGGCAGAATAGGCTATGATCCGCTTGTCCGCTAGATAGTGATTATCGATGCAATCGACCGAATGACGGACGACCGTCGTCCCCGGATCGGCCGCCTCATTGACACGGTCGACGAACCCCGAAAAAAGGAGCTCGCCGAACAAGTCTGTCACCATCACCCTCATGGCCTGAGAAAAAGCGAACGCGCCGGAGGTATCGACCACCACGAAGCTACATTGAGATCTTTCTTCGAGAACATCCTCGATTAGGAACGATCCGATCTCGATATAGGTCTTCCAGGCACCGCCGTACTCCTCCATCAGGTCAGAATACGATTTCCCCAGGCCTAGGGACGCGAAGTTCTCCGAGAGGCCGAGCGTTTCATAGGACACATCGGCCGGCGGGACTCCCTCCCAGAGAGGCTCGTCGTCGATAGTGATCAGCATCTAGTTCACCCTCGATCCTGTCCTGACCCGGATCTCTTGCGCCATCCTTGGAGCTACGGCCCGGCCTATCGTTTTTCCGTCTAGCTGGATAATGATAGTCTGGCTCCCTCCGCCGGCACCCCATACCTCCTCAGGAATGATCGCCTCCCGGCCGCTCGGGTTGTCGCCGACGATCGCAAGCTGGGGGCCGTCGACTACCCCGCCTTTGGCATACGATCCGAGCCTCACGCCGCTGGTATCAGATATATAAGGAGTTATCCCGCCGGAACTCTGATATGTCATCGGATTAATCGAGTAGCTGTACCCCTGTGGGTTCGTGTATATCAGGGCATTAACCGCGACGGTACTCCCCAAACAGGTCGTATATGTATAGTTGGTCTGGAGGCCGGCCGCCTGATAGGCGGCCCACCTCGAGGCGTTGGATTGGCTGCCGACCGACAGAACCCCGCTGCCACCACCACACGTCGAGCACGTCCCGCTGCCCCCGCCGCCTGAGATCGCTCGGTTGATCGCGTCGATGAAAGCCTGACCGGCCTTCTGGACGTCCGAGATGAACGAGGCCCCCGCCTCGGTGGATGCCACGATCACCTGGGATCCTGCCTCGATCCCACCGGAGACCATCCCGGCCCCGCTTTCGGCTCCACTGGAGATCCATGACGACCCAACTATCCCGGCGTCCCGGATCTGGATTTGGCCGGCTCCCTGAGCCGATCCGATCGTATATTGCCCGGCGAACTCCGCTCCCGAGACCAGTCGGCTCCCAGAAGCCTCGGCGGAGGATAGACTGATGGATCCGGCCGATTGTGAGCTCTGGATCAGCGTCATCCCGGATTGCGTTCCGGAATTGATCAGGTACGTCCCGGCATAGGTGGTATCCGCCAGGAACTGCGACCCACTACCATATACCGACGTCGAAAAGCTGGATGCCGATTTTCCGAGGCTGCCGACGAGATACGTACCCGCATACTGAGTATCGGCGAGCCAGCCCTGCCCGGCATCCTGGACGCTGTACCTGAAAGCCGACGAACCTTTTCCGAGCTCGGATATCAGGGTAGGGAGCGCCGTGTCGGCTACGTCCTCCAGGTCGCGCGTCACGTCCTCCAGGTCGCGCGTCACGTCCTCCAGGGCATCAGCCGCCGACAGGCCGGAGCTTTCGAGCTGAGCGGCATACTCAGGCGATTGGAAATAACCGGCCGCAAAGCTCGATGCCCGTTCGTTCCCGGTGACTAATTTGGATATGGTCGCTTCGACTTCCGCTTGATCAAAGCCGGCCGCCAAGAGGGCGTCGACGCGCTCGGCGATATCCTGCGATGACAGGATCGCGCCGTATGGTATCTCGGCCGTCTTTCCGCCGGCCTCCACCGTCTGGTAATAGGCCCCACCGATACCCGGTTTGCGCTCGGGTTCGCTGATAGAGATGCCGAGCTTCGAGGCAGTGTCCCGGGCGGCAGTAACACCACCACCGATCGCGCTCGTCCAGGACGTTCCCCGCACAATGTCCTGAGCCGCGACGGCCGCATTGGCCTCCGCCCACCGGGCCTCGTTGGCAGTCCGCTGCTCCTCGATCCAATCCCCGAAGAACTTGTCCGAGTACGGGAGGCTCTCCATCACGTCCAAGAAGATATCGATCATCCCGGCCTTGAGCTGAGCTCCGAGCGGCGCCAGGCCATCCATGATGCCCGAGAAGACGCCCGATATGATATTGAGCCCGATCGACCCCCATTCTTTGAGATTCGTCACAAGATTAGATATGGCCCCAGCTACCCTTTCCCAGACCGAAGCACCGTCAACACCTGAGAAGAAATTCGATATCGCCTCGCCAATGCGTTGGCCGAACGCCGTGATCCCCCGCAGGGCGTCTGCAATCGCAACGCCTATCTTTTCGCCGACGTCGTGAGGTCCCGCCCCCGCGGCCCATTCCCCCATGCGGGATTGTATAGCATCCGCCCAGCCCGTGTAGGCGGCCCAGGCTCCGGTAATCTTGTCCCGGGCCGTGTCGCCGACCCCGGCCAATCCCGTCCAGCTCGTGATCTTGTCGCCGAGGGTCGTCGCCAAGTCGATAGCGTTGCCGAATACCGATTTTATGGCGGAGACTATTTTCTGCCCGATCGCATCCCAGCCGCCGTAGGACTCGATCTTCTGGCAGAGATATTGACCGAGATCCGACGCAGCATTTATCGTCGTCTTGACCGCCGAGACGATTTTTTCGCCGACCGCGCTCCATCCTCCCCATGCCGTGAATTTTGCGGAGAGAGCCGACGCCAGAGTCGATGCGGCCGATATGGCGCCCTGTATCCCGGTAATAATCCTGTCGCCGACATCAGACCAATCGACCGCTTCCAGTGCTGATTTGACTTGGCCCCCGACATTCATTAGGGCCGCGAACCCGGCTCCGATCAGCCCGGCGACGGTCCTCCCGACGGATCCCCAGTCGACCTCAAGGAACTTGTCCCGGACCTTTCCACCGAGATCCGTGATTCCCTCCCATATACCCGATAGAGATGACCGGATGGTCTGCCCTACGGATCCCCAGTCGATATCTCGGATCTCTCCCACGATGAAATCTGCAATGCCCTTCAGGTCAGACCAGATGCTCCCCCAGTCGATGTCCCGGAGGCTGTCGACGATGTAGTCCCCAATGTCCCGGAGGGCCCCGAAAGCCGAATGAGCCCCGAGGATTACGGTATCCCATACGGCCCGCCAATCGACATCTCGGAGCCACGATGCGACATCGTTCGCGATTCCCCGGAGACCCCCCCAGATGGACTGAGCGACCGATACCGCCTTCTTGAACGCTTCTTTGACGATATCAGGCAATTTCGAGAACATGCCCTGCCAATCAACATCGCCGCCCGCGAGATCTGTGATGAAGCGTTTCACCGCCGGGATGGCCTGCGTGTTCAGGAAGTTCAGGAGGCTTTTCACGGGCCCCTCTGTAATCTCTCCGATCGATATCCCGACATCGTTGATTGAGTTTTTAAGTCGTTGCCATTGGCCGGCGAGGGTGTCGGCCATTACCCCGGCCTCCGCTGCCAGCTCGTCACCCGTAACGACCACATTTTTGAGGGCCTGGGCGTATACGTCTGCCCCGCCGCCGAGTTTGGCGAGGGCCTGATAACCATAAGTACCGAAAATTTCAGTTGCAGCGGCAGCCTTCTTGGTGTCGCCCTCGATCGTATTGATGGCTCCCCCCATCTCAATGAGCGTACCGTACAGATCGTCGCCCATCTTCCGGGAGAGGTCCTCGACCGATATCCCCATGATATCGGCCATAGCCGCCATTTTATCCCCATCGGACGTGATCATGGCGAGGCCGGATCGGATAGCAGTGGCGGCTTCCGGCCCCTTGACCCCCAGGCTGGAGAGGGTAGCGCCGAACGCAGCCGTATCCGCCGCCGTCTCACCCCACATCGTCGCCGTGCCGCCGAACGCATTCACGAAATCGATGATGCCGGGGGCGGTGGCGCTCATCGTATTTTCGAGGGCGTTGATCTGGCTGCCCAGAATATCAAGATCTTCAGTCTGTATTTTAAAAACGTTTCCGATGTCGGCCATACTGGTGGCCACGAGCCCGGCATCCATCTCGAACGCTACGGCCATATCGGACATCGTATCGGTGAACGACAGGATCTCCTGGCGGGCCCCCGCGAGATCTCCGGACGCCATTTTGGCGGCGCCGATGCCGAGCGACCCGGCGGCCGCGGCAATGTCCTCCAGAGCGGAGACGGTTACGGGGCCTTGGGTGGACATGTCCCTCAGATCGTCGCCAAGAGCCTTGAGCTCAGATCCGGCGAGCCCGGTCGTTTTCGAGACAGCCGCGAGGCCCGTCTCGTAATCGGCGAATGCCTTGGTGCCGCCGACAACAGCGGCAGTAGCCGCGGCCACGCCGGCGACCACTCCGGTCTTGAGGGCGGTCCCTATGGCGCTCCCGGAATGCCCGGCTTTGCCCTCGGCCTGGCTCAATCCCTTGTCAAATTCGGATTGATCCAGGTACAGGCCCGCCGTTATTTTTCCGACTTCCATGCTGTCACCGCTTGTTTTTCAGATGTTCGTACCCTTTCGGGGGCTCGATACCGTGGAGCTCCCAGGCGGCTCGAATTCTGTCTTCCAATGGAGGTTTAGGGGCAGACGCCGCCGGCCGCGCTGGCGGCTTCGGAAAGTGGTGGCCGAAGCTCCGGAGCTTTCCCGCGCGAGCGGCCCCGGACAGGGCGGCGATATTGTAGGCGAGATGCGCCAGGGCATCATGTTTTGCCTCTTCGCGTTCCGAGTAGGCTTCGACCTTCAGCTCAAGTTCATCGTTCGTCAGGTCCCAAAATTCTTTGGGCGAGAGACCGAGAGTACCGATACCTAGTTTTTCGGCGTCTCGCCATCGCCAGGCGGTTCTTTGCCCTCCTCCTCGGCAAGCAGCTTCGCTATCCGATCCTTCAGCGCCCTCTTGCGAGAGGCGTCCTCCAGCTTCACCGCCTTGACAAACCGCTTGATATCCGCTGCCGGGTTTCCCAACGCGGTCATCAGCTCCTCCACGACCGCGACTTCGATTGCCTCCAGACCTCCGGCCTCGATAGCTTTGTCCATCAGGTCGTACACCTCGTCGATTTTGATGTCCGGGTTGGCGGCCACCAGCATGGAGTATACCAGATGGCCGAGGACGGTCCGTTTCCCGATTTCTCCGAGGGCCTGGTCCAGAGAGCGGCCCGTCATCGTCTCGGCGAACACCTGAGCCCTGAACGGGAACCGGTACTCAGCCAACTCCTCGCCGAATTTCATATATTTTGGTTTCGCTATATAATCATCCCCTAGCCGTATGTCTCATCTTTCCATAGATAGAACTTTCCAGTGAACCTCCAGGTCATCCGGGACGATACCACCTCGCCGACCGACGCATTGGTGGGGGCTCCTTCAAGGTACCCATCGGCCTCCATCCTGTGCCGCCCGGTGTCCGTATTGATGTAGAACGCGGCTATCAGGGGGGACCTGAGATCGCCGGAATGACCGGGCGCCACCCAATAGTCGGAAACCGACCCCGACCCTCCGACCAGGCCCGGCTTGAACTCCTGGTGCCCTCCCGAGCAAAACGTTGTCACGTCTTTCATGTCGATTTCGGGCGACACCTCGAAATCGTAGGCGGCGCAGACTACCTCCATGATAGCTTTCGTGCCCGAAGCCTGAAAATTATCATCTGGATCCTGGGCTACATCGAACGTCACCAGGCCGCGGTAATAGTCGATGGTGAACCCGGTCGTGATTTCGGCGAACTCGCCTATGCCCCCGGCCTGTTTTTCAATGGTCAGAGTCTCCCCAGGGATCCAGTAACGGTCGGCAATAGCGGCGGCCTGGTAATGGATATGGTCACCGAGGTCGACCAACACGACGTCAGTGAAGCTCTCGGTCGTTGCGGTCGATCCGCCCGATAGGCTGGTAGAACCCATCGCGGCCACGACTCCGGACCCATTGCTCCCGGTGGCGAGAGACGCAACAACCCATCGAGCTGCCTCGTCGTGAGCGTTCACCGCGGCCATGATTTCGGCGGCCGTGGTGACGATCCCGCCGCCGGAGCCCGTCGCAAGGCTCACCGTGATTTCTCGGACGTCGACTTCGACCGACAGCGGTGAGTTGTTGGCCGACGGATCAGCGTATATGATCGAAATACCGTTCCCCGCCGTCCCTGGCGGGACCGCCTTGAAGGTGAGATCTTTGTTGTCTCCCTGGGTGGTGGTCAGCGTAGCTTTTTTCCGAGTCTGCATCATGAACGATGCAGCATATCCAGCTAGAGCGGCGGTGGACATCTATCCTCCGATCACGCCGAATCAAAGTCGTCCGTGATGACGCCCGTGGGCTGGAACCCGAATCTCAGGTTGACCTTGTCGCCGACCGACGCCGAGATAGGCATCGAAGTCACATAGCCATCGCAGTATCGACCGTACCCATTGTTGTCGCCGTCGTCGTCCCAGTTCACTCGGAGGGCTATCTTCGTCTTCGCAGCGAACGCGGCCGCGAGAGCCGTCTGCCCGTCGGTGTCGCCCTTGAGGTAGTTGCAATTCACCGTGAGGCTCCCGCCATCCAGTCCTGGGAGATATTCCTTGTGCCCTTCGGAGTCTCGGCTCGTCACCTCGACCATGTCCAAGTCCCACGCAAAATCCGCATCCAAAACCTCACCGATCTTAGCTGATGCGGTTTTCCCGGTCCCAGCGGCGCCGATATACACCGACCCCGCCCAAACAATCGCTGCTGTCGTCATTTCTTTGTCACCTGACTACTCAAATTTTCTTTATGACTTCAAAGTCACAATACCATTTCACAATCCCAGAATCGCTTTCAAGCGACATCTGAGCCGGAGGATGCAGAGCCCGGCAAAGCGGGTACCACGTGCCGCTCAGGGTCGCGTTCGTCTTCGTGAGCGTGGCCCGGATCGCGTGGATTAGCGTCGCCGCCGTCTGCTGGTTGCTGTTTCGTACCTGTACCTGGAATCTCGGATATTCGTACCCGAGCAAGTCGTCCTTTTCCCCCCCGTATACCTTGATCATGACGCAATTTACCGGGCTGTTGGGGAGGCAGCCGTAGAATAGCGTCGCCGCCGTGCAATGGCCCGCCGCTATCAGCTCCGCCCCGACATCGGTGAGCACGCACATCATTACCACCTCAGATACCGGCCGAACGTCGCCAGGACGAAGGTGAGGAAGGACGCCCCGCCGATGATGTACCATCTCCAGTTTTCGAGGGCGTCCACCCGGCACTCCAGATCATGCTGTGTCTCGCAGATGCCCCCCTTCCCGGTGATCTTCGCATTCAGATGGCGCAG